GGTGATTTCGATAACCCTATTTTGGGGCAAGAAAGTACAATAAACTGGACGCAGAACGGCAGCGTCGGAGGTTCCAAAATATCTAAAGATGGCACTCGCATTTATCGCGGAGCAGGCACCGCAGGCGTTGAAATATTAGAAATGTCAACACCTTTTGATTTGTCCACTATAACAAGCATCGGTACTTTTGATAATGATGCAGAAGTTGGCTTTTCTGTAGATACAGTTTGGGTAAATCCAGAAGATACAACTGAAGTGTGGGTTGTTGGCACATCTGGTCTGCAACTCGCAAGGATGGCAACTAATGCCTAGTACAATACTTATAAATTCGTATAATTTCCCGCCACCTGCTGCTGTCACGCTTCCTGATTTAGCCGTCGTAACACCAGTATTTGATAGCGAATATGGCAAGGGAGACCATGCTGAGTTCGATGAACTCGTAGGTATAGGTTTAATTCTAACACTGATCGGCGTAGCATAACGTGGGTAATACTATATTAGTTAACAGCTATCGCTTTAACGTTGCCCTCGCCCAAGGTGGCGCAAATCTCCCAGATCTCAATGAAGTAAATCTTACATATGTTGGTCTAGCAGGTGCATCTGCAGGGCTTCCAGATATGGATGAACTCGTTGGACTTGACTTTCATCCTAACGGACTTAAGATGTGGATTCACCAAGACTTCGACGGCAACGTCCCTAAATTGGCAGAATTTGATTTGAGTCCTGCCTGGGATATTACTAGTGCCACATTTAACTCGGTATCTGCACAAACTAATAATTACGGCGGCCCTAGATTTATGGATTGTCAATGGAAAGACGACGGTACGGCTATATACTTTTGCGGCTTTAATGACGGTGATATGTATAGGATTGACGTAAGCACGCCGTATACAATGGATTGGTTGGCTCTTCCTACTCCAGATCAGTCGGCTACTACATCATTTGGAAACAGCACATTGGTTGGTTTCTCCTTCCACAATAACGGAACAAAACTTTTCTTGACTGGCCTAAGTGATGCCGTAGTATATTATAGTCTATCTACGCCGTGGGACCTTACAACGATGTCACTCGAAAGTACAGGAAGTGTTGCGGGTGCGCCAGGTGTGGGCGAAGATGTTATAGTTAGTGATGATGGCTTACGTGTATGGGCAATGCCGTCTGGTGAGGCTCTCACACAGTGGGACTTAGTTACACCCTTTGATATGACAGAGGTGACTGGTGCGGCAGACGCTACGGTTTCTCTCCAGAACATCCAGGCTGCAAACTCAAGAATGATATACGTCCCAATCGACAGAAACGAAGTGTATGTTGGTTGGTATGGTACAGGACCGACAACAACATTCGTTGAAAAATATACGTGGGATGATCCGTTTTGGTCTAGTGTAGTTCTACTCCTGTCATTTGATGGATCGGACGGAGCAACAACGACTGCCGATAAATCTAATTCAGGACATGCCATTACCTTTAATTCTAATGCACAAATAGATACGGCACAATCAAAGTGGGGCGGCTCGTCGTTGTTATTAGATGGCATAAGTGACTATGTAAGCGCGGTAGATGATGATGACTGGAGTTTCGGAAATGCAGACTGGACGGTAGAGTGCTGGGCTCGATTCAACGGCGATCCAGGTACCACCAATATGACATTTGCTGCACAATGGGAAGATACTGCAGGCAAATCATGGATTTTTGACTTTTTTAATAATGAAGCACGAATGCTATTTTCTGCAAATGGCACGACTGGTTTTTTTGGATTAACGGCTGCCTGGAATCCTGTAGGAGATACATGGTATCATGTAGCCTGTGTTCGCAGTAGTGCCGGAATTACCATTTATGTTGGCGGGCTTTCCATAGGAACGTCTGCTGCCATCGGTTCAAATATACTCTTTAATTCGACGGCACCACTTCGCGTTGGATCTGCTGACGTACCAAGTGAATCCGGTGCAAACTTTGATGGTTGGTTAGAAGAAGTGCGAATCACCAAGGGTGTCGCTAGATACACAGTAAACTTTATTGTACCAAATGGACCATTTTCCGTAACATAATATTTGACAAACCGTACATAACCTAGTATAATACATAGATGTCAGCATGGAACAATTCAACAGCGGAAGAACGTATTGCAAAGTGGAGAGATTTCCGCGCACAGATTAACGGGCTCAGTGAAGAAGAAAAGATAAATAGCATTGCGGAGTTTTTTGCAAGTGTTCCCATTGGGGCACGGTGTATTGATTACTACACACCGGATTCTTGGCCGACACCGTGGGAACTATTATACCATCAATTGTTTTGTGCAAGCACAATTAGCTTGCTCATCTATCATACACTCTGTCTTGCCATTGGCGAGGAGCGAGTGTCAATCGTGCTGATAGATGATGGTAGTGATAGATTTTTAGCTCCTCTGGTTGATAAACAACGTATATTTAATTACGAGTTAGGTAAGGTAAATAACATTACGGATTGCACGAATTTAAAAATCGTAGACGAATTTTGCGATATAGAAATGTACCACATAAAATAATAACAAAACACAGGAGCTACACAGAATGGAAAAAGCCGCCTCCAATGGTAATGGCAATGGAAAGCACGTCGTCACATTACCTACCGAGTACCAACAATTTATTCACCTAAGCCGATACGCGCGATACCGAGAAGACCTAGGCGGGCGCGAGACTTGGCTCGATACGATCACACGCTACCTTGACTTTTTTGAAGGTCATCTTGCCGAACACTATCCTGACTCTGTAAAAGCATATAACAAAGTTCGCCCCGAACTTGAGTTTTCAATTTTGAACCTAGAAGTAATGCCTTCTATGCGGTGCTTAATGGCAGCAGGCAAGGCATTATCTCGCGACGCAGTCGCAGGCTATAACTGCTCATTTCTTGCGGTTGATTCGATTCGTGCATTTGACGAGACAATGTATATTTTGATGTGCGGTACTGGCGTTGGGTTTAGCGTAGAGCGTCAAGAGGTCGCAAATTTGCCGCCAGTCGCAGAAGATTTTTTCGACAGCGAATCTACGATTGTTGTACCTGATTCCAAGCTTGGCTGGGCGAGCAGCTTCCGCGAATTGATCGCCATGCTATACAATGGTCGCATTCCTAAGTGGGACTTGACACGCTTACGTCCTGCAGGCGCGCGTCTAAAAACATTTGGTGGTCGCAGTTCGGGTCCAGCACCTTTGGACGAGCTATTCCGTTTCACCGTTGATATTTTCCGTAACGCAGCAGGTCGCAAACTAACAAGCATTGAGTGTCATGACCTTATGTGCAAAATTGGAGACATAGTTGTAGTAGGTGGCGTTCGACGTTCTGCGTTGATTTCACTCTCGAACTTGTCCGACGAACGTATGCGTCACGCAAAGAGCGGCAAGTGGTGGGAGTTAGAAGTGCAACGTGCCCTAGCAAATAATTCTGTAGCCTATACTGAACGCCCTGAGATGGAAACGTTTATGCGTGAATGGCTGTCGCTGGTGGAATCCAAATCAGGCGAGCGCGGCATCTTCAACGTAGAAGCAGCACAAAAACACGCAAGCAAAAATGGCCGCCGCGATGGATCGCTCGTGAAGGGCACAAATCCTTGCTCGGAAATTTTGTTGCGCAACAAGCAATTTTGCAACCTATCTGAGGTTGTCGTGCGGGCCGACGATGATTTTGAATCGCTGGCAAGAAAGGCACGTATCGCAACCATCCTAGGCACACTACAATCGTCGCTCACAAACTTTCGCTACCTTAGCAAAGATTGGGCGCGCAATACCATCGAGGAATCATTGCTCGGCGTTAGCCTCACAGGCATCATGGACAACGAATTTTTGAGTGGCAAGAAAGGCAAGCGCGACACTACGTTGCCTGATTTCCTCGAAGACCTAAAAGAAGTTTGTGTAAAAACAAACAAAGAATGGGCTAATACGATCGGCATTAATCAATCAACAGCGATTACTTGTGTCAAACCCTCAGGAACAGTATCACAACTAGTAGATTCAGCAAGCGGCATTCACTCACGCTACAGCGAATATTATGTTCGTACAGTACGCGCAGATAAGAAAGATCCGTTGGCTATTTTTATGAACGCATACTCTTTTCCTTGCGAAGACGATGTCACAAAACCAAATCATAACTCAGTTTATAGCTTTCCTGTTAAGGCGCCGAAAGGTAGCGTTATGCGCGACGATATGACAGCGATTGAACAGCTAGAGCTATGGAAAGTATATGCAACACACTGGTGCGAACACAAACCATCCATTACAGTCTTTGTACATGAGAATGAATGGCTTGAGGTTGGCGCTTGGGTGTACAAGAACTTCGACTATATGAGCGGCGTTTCCTTTTTGCCACATACAAATCACTCATATCGTCAAGCACCGTATCAGGAAATTGACAAAGTAACATACGATAAGCTAGTAAGCAAAATGCCTAAGAATGTTGATTGGTCATTGCTTTCCGAATACGAACACGAAGATAATACGGTCGGCGCACAAACCCTTGCATGTTCCTCTGGTTCATGCGAGATTGTAGACCTGACCACCGACACAGTAAACACACACGAATGAATACAGGAGCATAACAATGTTAGAAACTAAATCGACCATTTTTGAAATCGGCAAAATCGTTGCATTCCGCATTAGCACAGGTGATGAGCTAATCGGTAAAATTACATCAATGGATAAAGAAAGCATCACAATTAAAAAGCCTTGTGGCCTACAAGTAAATCCGCAGAATGGTCAAGTTGGACTAGCCCCGGCTTCCATGCTTGGTGATCCAGATGCAGATGTAATTTATCAGCGCACAGCTATTATTGCAATTATGAAGCCACGACCAGATGCAGCTACTTCCTATGAAGAATACGCAAGCGAAATTGCACTCGTAAAGAAATCTGGACTACTGGTGCCGAAATAATAAAAGCTGATAAATATATGTGTTATTATTAGCACACGACACACAAGGAGAGTTTTATAATGGCACAGGGAAAATCACCGTTTGAATTGCGCGCAGACTTGCTAAGTTTAGCATTTGAGATTTTGCTCTCACAGCACAGTTCCAAATCAGCTAACAGTAGTAGTGGTAAAGCTGAATCAGCGCCAACGTCAGAAGAGGTAATAGCAGAAGCACAGAAGCTTAACGAATTTATCTCAAGATCTGGAAATGATTCATCAATGGCCAGGAATATTAAATCCTAGCAAATAGATTGACATTAGCTGTAAACTAGTGTATAATACCACTTATGCTAAAGAAATTTAAAAAGTGGTTAAAGTTTAATCCTCCGGATGCCCTCGACATGGACGGGTGGACTGCATTTACGGCAAAGTTTAAGAAAGAAGCACGTATTCGCTACTTTGTTACAGAAGTTTTAGGTGACAAACTTTCCACAATTAAGTACATTCTACGCGATGCAGCCTGGGCCATACGCCACCGTACTGTTCAACGATTCCACCTTGTAGACACCAAATTAAACCCCGGATATCACGAAATAGATGAGCGCATGTTACATGCTAACTTTGAATTACTTGTCGATTATGTGGAAATTGAGTGCGCAAATATGGCGACGGTATTCGACGACGAAAAGCGCAAAGAAGCTTATGGCTGGCGCAGGAAAATTCCTAGTTTTTTAAGAATAAAAGAGCGACGCAGCCGAGAGCTAGGCATGAAGCACCTCGAATGGGAAACGACGCTATCTAGCCCTGATCTTGCTGAATACGAACGCAACCCAGGGCAAGCGGCTCGCGCAGTACAGGCCATTATACTGTACATATGGTGGAAGGATGTTTACCCCAACAGACAAGACCTTGAGGCACCTGACAGCGGCGAATTTGGCCTCAGAATTTTAAGCAACAAGTGGAAGCAAGAAAATCCTGAGATGTCTGCTAAGATTACGCAATGGTCAAAAGAAAGCTTCGAGCAAGAGCTAGCATGGGACAACGAAGAAGAAGCAATGCTGATTGCGCTAATGAAAATCCGCAAGGGGCTTTGGACTTAGCATAAGTCATTGATTGTCAGCGAAACTTAACTCTTGACTTTTGCCCTTAAATCCTGTTATAATAAACGATAGAAATAGGAATAAAACGATGAAATTTCGCTTAATGAGCGATCTTCACTTAGAGTTTGAAGACCGCACAACAAATTTTACGCCGATGCCGCAACAGGACGATAAGACGACCGTCCTAATCCTTGCTGGCGATGTCGCCACTGGACTCGATGCCGAAGGCTTCCTATTTGCCATGTGCAAGCGTTTTTACAAGGTCGTATATGTCCTTGGCAATCACGAATTCTACGGCAAAGAATACAACAAAATCCGCGCACAGTGGAACGACTTCCCCGGACTCCCCGGCAACTTTATTTTGCTTGACGATCATGTTGTTACTATAGCAGACCCCATGGACAGCACCAAGCAGGCGCGCGTCGTCGGTGGTACCCTATGGACAGATTTCAACGGTGGCGACTGGTTTGCGATGAACGCAGCCCGCAATGGCATGAATGATTTTTGTTGCGTAAAATATAAAAGCGGCGATAAAGTAACTGGATATCGCAAACGCAAATTTATGCCAGAGGACACAGTTCGCGCTCACAAGCAAACACTGTTTCTTATCACTGAAACTATCCGTGTACCGTTCGACGGACCGACCGTGGTTGTAACGCATCACTTGCCGCATCCGCTTTGTGTAGATCGCGAATTCCGCACAAGCAGCCTCAACCCTGCATACATGACCAACTTGGATGCTGTGATCGAAGGCAACGACATTGACGTTTGGTGCCATGGACACACGCATAGCAACGTTGACGTCGAGGTTCACGGAACACGTATTTTGTGTAACCCGCGCGGCTACACCCCAGACGCACTCAATAAGGGATTCAATGAAAACCTTACCTTTGAAGTTTAATCTGACCTTATTGTTCGGTCTGCTAATTCTGCTTAATTTAGCAGATGCAATAACGACCTCGATGTTAGTGGCTCAGTTCGGGCCGAGCGTCGAGGTCAATCCTATCTTACGAGATTTAATCCAAATTTACGGAGTCGGCGCACTCTTTGGATTCAAGTATTTTTTGATCTCGCTCTTGGGCGTTCTGCTCCTTGCGCTAAAAACTGATCGACACATAATGGTGGCCGCATATAGTTTGTGGTTTGTAAATATAATGTACGCAATCGTCGTATCCTACGGCACCGTTCTTGCAGTTGCCGCGATAAATACATAAAATAGGAAAGAACATGGATCTAAAAAGTATAACAGCCCCCTATAAAGGATTAGTAACATTCTCCGATATACACGCCCACGCTTCAAAACTAAAGAAGGGAATACGCTACGCCATCAAGAACGATCTGTTTATAGTATTCTTGGGCGACCTAGTGGACGGACACGATAAGCCGCTGGAAACAGTATTGGCAGTCAAAGCTATCCTCGATGCCAATCGGGGCGTGTTAGTGATAGGCAACCACGACGATAAATTTTATCGCTTTGCCAAGGGTAATAAAGTATTGCTCAAAGGTGCAAACAAACAGACAATAGAAGACGTAAAGAAAAGTGCTCGACCACTATTCTTTCAGACCATCATTGATCTGATCGACCATCCAAACTCGGCATATGCCCATCGCTTAGGTAATTGGCGGTTCATCCATGGCGCAGCACACGAAGACGTCTGGACCGATTCCGACAACCTTAGCAAAAAAGCAAAACACCGCGCACTTTACGGTGAAGTGAATGGCGAGAAAGACGCCGATGATTTTCCTGTGCGATTGTATAACTGGGTGGACAGCATACCCGCCGAGCATGGCGTGGTGGTTGGACACGACCGCAATCCTTACGGGCAAGGCCAACTCAAGAAAAATGGTCCGCTGGATCAGACTGGCGCCCAGGGTGGACGCGCAGTTTTTACTGACATGGGCTGTGGCAAGGGCGGCAAGCTATGCCTTGCAGTTTTTAAATTCGACGGCGACGAGGTCGAGCTAACAGGACACGAAACAATATAATGAAACTATTCGAACTAAAGAAAGAATACAAAATCTTCGTTGACCTTGACGGCGTTATGGCTGATCTTGATAAGCTTGTAAAGGAACGCACAGGCAAAACATTTTTAGAATTGCGCGCAACAGGCAGCGGATTTACGCAATTCGTTGAGCAACAGCGCGAAGAAGGCTACACCATTTTTGACGAACTTGACAAGATGCCCGACGCTGACCAGCTTTGGAATTATATTGTCAAATACAAGCCCGACATTTTAACCGCCACTGGCTATCCGATCGAAAAAGCAACAGCAGAAAAGATACGCTGGGTACACGATAACCTAC